TGATGTTCCTGCGAATGCAGACGCAGTGGACTACGTCTATGGCCGGCTATGTCGGCCTGAAATACGAGGTGCTGCTGGGTTCCGGCGGCTTATTTGACCTATACAATGTGGAAGATCGCCGCGACGTGCTGGAGCGCCTTCAAATCCTGGAGGCAACGGCCCTATCCGAACTGAGGAAACGCTCTGATGGCAAAGGCAATTGAGACGCTTTCCATCCAGCTCAAGTTCAAGGATGCCGGCAGCCAAGCTGTAATTGAGAAGCTAAAAGGCAGCCTGAAAAGGCTTGAGTTAGGGGCTTCTGGTGCAAAGCCTAGGATCGCGTCACTGCGAAAAGAAATACTTGCGCAAGGGAATGCAAGCGTAAAAAGTGTTGCAAACATACAAGCGCAAAGTACGGCTCTGAAGGCTCTTCGCGACGAGGCGAAGATTGGCAGTCGAGCCTTCAATCAACTCACAAAAGATATTGCCAAGCTCGACACCCAAATGGGCAAGAGTGGCAAGACGGCTCAAGGTCGCAGTGGCGGTGCCCGACAAGCAACTCAGATTGCGGGTGCTGTTATATCAGGTGGCATTTTTGGTGGACCTGAGGGCGCTATTGGCGCACTTGGTGGTGCTGCGCTAGGGGGCGTTGAAGGTGCATTTGCCGGTGCGGCGATTGGTGCTCAGCTAAAAGGGCTTAGGGATTTAGCGGCTAGTGCGGCTAACTACGCAGCTGATGTTGAAAAGCTCCAAATCGCATTGAGAGGTGTCGCAGGATCTCAAGCTGACTACAACTCAGCCATCCGGGCAGCACAAGACGCTACTAACAGATTTAATGTCCCTCAAAGAGATGCAATTAGAGGTGTAACAAGACTCGCTGCCGCTGTGAAAGGTGCTGGCGGACCAATCGAGGATGCAGAAACGACGTTCAAAAACATTACTGCAGCAATTAAAGCTACTGGCGGCTCAACAGAAGATGTACGAGGAGCCATCACTGCGATGGTTCAGGTTTTTTCAAAGGGCAAGGTGAGCGCTGAGGAGCTTTCTGGGCAACTCGGGGAGCGCCTCCCAGGGGCCGTGACATTGTTCGCCAAGGCGAACGATATGACACTGCCTGAGCTTCAAAAGAATTTAAAGGCAGGCACTGTTGGGCTCAATGAGTTAATGAGCTTTATTGTTGCCTTGGGAGATGAATATACCGGGACGGCAGAGAAAATTTCCAACTCAAATGCAGAAGCTGGAGCAAGGCTGACTGTTGTTATTCAAAATATGCAGGCAGAAATAGGGCAAGCTCTTGTACCTATTGGTGCTCAGTTCCAAGCAGCTTTTGCTAATTTTCTCACCAACATAACCCCGACTTTGGTTGATCTTGTGCCAAAAATTGCCAAAGGTTTCCTCACGCTTGCTAAAAATTTAGACACTCTTCTTGTAGCCGCTGTCGCTGCTTTTGCCGTTTTTGCGCCAGTCAAGCTTGCGGCAATAGTCGCAAGAGTTGGCGGCATATCAGCAGCTGTCGAGCTATTGAAAGACAAGCTTGTGGCGGCTGGCTTAGCTAACCCGTTTACGGCATTGGCCATAGCTGCAGCAGGATTGGCTGGTTTTATTCATAATGCTGCCAAAGAGCAAGCAAGATTTAATGAGCTTTTGAAAAAAGGAAGCGTAGCTGAAGTTGATGCAAACCTACTAAAAGAGCGAGCAAATTTAGACGAGGCCTTGGAGAAACAATTAGAAGCGCGTAAAGCACAGCAAGCTCCTTATGGATTCGATTTTGGCGGGATAGATATTGCTGCGGCAGACGCAGAGGTTGAGTTAATACAGGGCAGAATTGCCAAGCTGGAGAAAAGAAGAAGTCAAATTTTTGACACCAATCCTACTCAAGGAGCTGCACTGGATTCGTATAATTTCTCTCGTTTTCAATACGAGCAGCTAACGGGAGGAGAAGGCGACGGCGACAAGTCTTTAGCCCGCCGCATTGAACAGGCGCAAAAGCTTGAGCAGCGATCTGCAGCGCAGCTAAGAATTGGCCAGGCGCAAGGAGCCATTGGCCGCCTGCTAGCTCAGCAGGATAACCAGCGAGCGGCCTTGCAGGAAAGAATCAACAAGCTTTTAAGCGAGGGGAGAGATGCAGAGGTCGTAAGAGCGACAAATGCAGCAAAAACCTTGCAAAGTCAAGCGCTGGCCGCACAACTTCAAAGCAAAGTCACTGACTTAGCCAAAAAAGCACTGAAGCCATTCAAGGACAGCTTGCAAGCAATAAAAGATAAGATTGCGGCTGACAAGAGATATGAAGAACTTATCAAGAAAGGCATTAATCCTGAGCGAGCAAAAGAAATTGTCAAACTTGAGCAGCTCAAGAAGAAGAGTCTTGAGAATTTAGACATTTTGATTGATGGCCTTAGGATAAGAGTTGCTAGCGGCAAGGCCATTCAGACTGAAATTGATTTACTGGATAAACTAATCAAGAAGCGCCAAGAAGCCGAAGAAGTTGACCCAGAGGAAGTAACAACAGGCCTTGACAAAGCAAAAACCGAGTTTGAACAGTTCCAAGAAGTCTTCAAAAAGGGCCTTGAAGACATGATGAATGTCGGCCCCAAGTTGGCCAATGTTGCCTTAGAGGCAATTACTGGCGTTGCGGACGGTCTTGTGGACATGATCGCAACCGGCCAGGCAAACTTTAAAAAATTTGCATCAGAAATTTTAAAAGATATTGCCAAGATCATGATGCGTGCTGCATTAGCTAATGCTGTTAAAAGTATTTTTAATGTCAGCGCAGACGGCAACGTAATTCAAAGCGGTCAAATCAAGCCTTACGCCAAGGGTGGGATTGTCGCTGCGCCGACGTTGTTCCCAATGAAGGGCAAC